GGCGTAATAGACTAATAGGAGACCAAACTCTACTGAGCCACATGTGGGTGGTTAGACCACTTCCAGTAGAGGTCACGCTCAGGTGCGTTTTCGATACTTATATGATATCGTTACTCGTAACTGAGATTTCTAACAACTCTTCCTACCTAGAGATTAAAATCCAAAAAGGATTCTAATCACCCAGTAAAGAAAGGCAAAGGTTATTAATCCAACAGCACTATCTATAGGATGTCGGAACGCCCAAGTACTTGCCGGCCAACCCAAAAAAGGGAAGGGATTAACTTGATTTAATAAAATTAAACCAAGATCAACTGGTAAAAACAAGATAGAGATTATTGTCTCTTTCATGCATAATACAAGTCCCAGAAGTATTTGAGGTGCCGCAGTAGATAAAAATGTCGAACAGAATCCAATAAAAGATCCTGGCCAAGATATTATCTCACCAGCTACACCGCCAAAGAATAGTGCACTCCAATCTAAAGTCATTAATGCATCAGAAGTTATCTTTATTGGTAACCATAAGATGACATATACGCTTCCGGTCATCACTCCTATTAAAGCGGGTAAGAACCCGACATTTAAACTAGGATCGGTGAATAAAGGGTAAGCGGCATGCATTATTTCAGCAGCATGATTAAAGAAGGAGATTAGGAAATAACCTATAAATATTTTGAAATAGAAAGCTAGATTCTTCCATACTCCTACAGATTCAAAAGAATCATCATAGGAAGGAACTAAACTAGTATCAAATCCAAAATATTCGCCTGTGAACACTATCCAATTAAGGATTAGTGTCCCCGCTAAAGAAGTTACCTCTGTAGGTGTCATATCGCTCCAGAAGAATTGAAATAGAGAGTGAATAAAAATTGCACTCAATCCTATTCCAACCCACAATAACATCATCACTATCCCATCAATTGATAGGATACCGAATAATGCGGTTATCTTTAATAACCATGAATTAGTACCTAATAAATAGGGAATAATTCTTATTGGGTTAATTCTAGAGAATATGGTCCTTCTCAGAAACATATTTCTTGGCGTCTTACTAGCTCTACTTAATGTTTTAAAGAAATTAAACACTGAGTGGATAGGTAGAATAGATGATTGTGATAGATTGTTGTCCTCATTGAACTGAAGTGCATTAGCCCATCTTTTCCATAATAAACTCAGTCTTGACAACTCCCTTGATCTAGGAGATGTCTCTTCGTTTAACGGAGCAGGTGAAACTAATTGTTCTCCCTGCATTCTCGAAAGTTCTTCCTCATGGTTAAAGAAAATATCACACCAATAAATCATAGTAGAAATATTGGATTGTAATAATCCTTCAGTATAATCTTCATCCACTTCTGGATCAAAGATAATACTAAAATCATGAAGAGCTTCCAGTTCACCAATCATAACCTTAAGATCTGAAATAATCCCATCATATTTTTTATAATGGGCTGAGGCGATAGCAGTTCTTATTTTTGCATCTATTGAATAGATTGTTGAATAATACTGCTTTTCAAAAAAAGAAAGATTCTCTTTTAATGGGGGTATAGGCGTTGAGAACTTTTCTCTAAAATGAGATAATTCAACAATACCTTTCATCTTTAGAATATTCCCATACGGGATATAATCAAAGATTGCGCCCAGAGAAAACCAAGATTGTAATTTTTCAATCTTCTTACTTTCTTCTACTACTCTTTTAAGAGTAACTTTCGCCATATCTATAAGGGCAAGATTAGTTGATCGGAACTGAACTTCAGATCTGTCTGAAGATCGAGATTCCAAGAAATCTAATATCAATTCCTTGAATTCCAGAGCAGTCATGGGTGATTGAAGAGCTATTTGTAATAATTTCCATCGTTTAGATGAAGATGATTTATAACCTAAACCTAATAAGGATTTAATTACCGAATTAGATAGTTTATATTTCCTACATAGCATAACAAAGCTGGCTGAAGTCTCTAAGGCTGCAGAATACTCCTTTAACGGAGTAGGAGAAACATCATAAGATGTTCCCTCCCGATAAATTATCGTTCTTTTAGCAAATTCTAATCCACCACCTTTTGGTGATAGGATAGACTTAGATAAATTAACTTCAAGCCCTAGACCTTTCATAATTTGAAGGTAGCTTTTAGCTACTGGAGAATTCCAAATAACAATATCATCACCTAACAGAGCATACCCATTAAATGGGAAGCAACCTGCTCGGATTGCAGCTATTTGCACAATTACATGATGTGTAAGGGCAAGCATTCCCCATGAAGATAAGGCTCCCATTGGTTGTCCTACGGCATATCTAAGTTTAGAAACCTGGATATGGTCTTCGGATATTGATTTATCCCAATACTTTACAGTATAGGATCGATCAACCAATACGGTGGCCCAATCTTGTGCGAATGCCGAACCAAATAAATGCCTAAGAATTTCAATCTGAAATGTCAAAGGTAATCTATCTGTCGCTGCAGATAAGTCGAAGGAATACAGAGGTCCACCAGTAAAAGACTTTAAAGGTCTTAACTGATCGAAGGTTCCATCCATAGGTATTCTCTTTAAAATAGAAAATATCCATTGGTGAAGAGCCTTAAGGATCCACTGTGTAATCGCATCAACCATAGCAAATACCCTTACTTTACCAGCCGCTTCTTGTTTAAGACCGATTTTTCCTAAATCGGTATTACCGATATTAGGATAATATTTTGATTTCACGCTTGATAAGCCAAATCCTTCTAAATGTATTAATGCTCGGAAAATATCTTTAAATATACTTTGTATATCATAAGATCCGACTTTATCACATAGCCTTTTTAAAGCTGGAAAAATGGTAGGATCTCTCACGAGTTCTATCATTGACCTTAGAACAGCTCTGGGATGAGTACTAAACTCATCAAACTTTCTTCTTGAAGAAGGAGACGCAGAGAAAATATTAAAAATAGGTACTTCTCTAAGAGAAGGATAACTCCGTCCTACTAGAGCTCGAAGAGCCCTAGGAATGAAAGAGTATAAATCAGTCTCCAAAGAGAAAGAAGTTGACCTAGGATTAGTTATTGTGGATAATTTCGGAGGAGTGGTATAAATCACAACTCTGAAAAGGGCAAATATACTTAATACTAACCGTATTAATATATAATCGCCTTGTATTATCCTTTTCCTAAAACTACAGGGTATTATCCTGGGTAACCCGCTTTTAGACCGAGAAACTCTCGGGCCAATTGCGGCTAAGTCATGAATCTTGTGGGATGCAACAATTTGTTGTACTAATACAGAGCAACTTTTAAGATATTTAACATATCCTGGAGCGCCCTGCATTTTATACACTAATGAAGCTTTTCGCATCATTACGACAATTAATCTAACCCAGTTAGGAGTAACTTTACCTACCACTATACGCACAATATTAAACATATGTGTATATAATGGTCGATGTCCTTTTACAGACATCATGGCATCAATAGCTTTCCCGGTTAAGGGAAGTCTGTATCGTGATAAAAAGAAAGGGATTAATCCCAATCTAGTCACGGGTCTGATTTTAGACACTCTTATTTCTAAGGGGGAGATGTTATCTTTTCTCAATTTCATTGATTATAGATTGCATTTCTATTAAAGTACCGTTATAGGTTTGTATTTCTACAAATTCTCCATAAAGGAATGCTTCAATAACTAAACTATGACTATAAACAAGCGTCTCACTATTAAAAGTTTGATACAATTTATAAGCATAGAAATCAGATAGACCTATTTTTAATAATCTGAATTTCATTTTATATTAAATAGAGAACTATTGAACTTCGGTTTCCCGTAAGGGGCCGCAGCCACCCTGATAAGGGGAGGTTAGTTAATCCTCTCCGGTTGATTAATGATTACTAGGTTTAACCCCCTAGCCTCATTAATTGCCGGGTCATTATCTTTAAAAGTTTTGGTTGCCTATCTATGATCGGCCGGTATTAGCTTTTTATGCTTTCCTCGCCACTTAGATCTAGTATCCTTACTTTTAATATCAATCCAGCTATGCTGAGATTGCGCTCTTAACTCTTATTATATAAATTAAATAAGAAATCTTGGTCCACCTATTATTAATAGAGTATAACTCAAATAATAAATTTCTCAAATCTCTTAATCTTTCTATAATTTTCAAAGATAAGAGTAAACTGTTTCACCGCACCTGGTCGGTTACCAGCTTGCAAAAACAGTTAGTTCCTTAGCCTTTTCTTAAGAAAGGGCTTAGCCAAGTTACGCAAGGCTTTCAATAATATTAATTTTGGAATATTTTGACAGATAATGAATCTGCTCATGAGACCTCCATACGGGTGCAAAATTACACTTCATATGAGAAGTAGGTTTCGAGTCTTTGAAACCACTTACGACCCTCAGG